ATTTCCATAGACCTCATCATAGCTTTTTGAACGGCTAATTGTTGATTTTTCTCTAATCTTATAAATTGATTAGATGTAGTTATAGCTTCAATTTCTTTTGCTAACATTTTTCTTTTTAAATCGTTAGTTGTTAATTCATCAGCTTTTAATAGAGTATCAGCCTTAATATTTTTTGTTCTTTCAATGGATTGAGCATTTTCAATAGAAGGTTTTGCCATTATACTTTCTTTTGTTCCTCTGCCAATTTCATTTTGTAAATTACGCCAATCAGTATTTGAACGAATATACGTTGCTTCGTCATTTGTTTTACTAATATTGGCTTTAGTTTGTTCAAGTTGGGCCTGAGCAGTTTGCATACTAAGGTCTTGAAGTTTTAGCTTGTTTGATTTGCCTAAAATGGCTAATGAATCAGGGTCTAATTTTGGGGCTATTGCATCTGTACCACGTACAGGTGCAGCAGTGTTTGACTGAGTATATATTAAATTAGGGTTTAATCCTGCCTCTTTATATCTCTGCATTTGTTGTTTTGGAGCATTAAAGGCATTCTGCCTATTCCAATCTTGTAATGCCCATTGTCTGTTTTTTGCGTTTGTGTATACTTGTGAGCCTGTATTAAGAATACTTGCTCCGAGTTGTAACCATGGTTCTACACTCATTGTTATATTTTTTTTTGTTTATAATACACCAAATCTTTTTTTATTTGGTTTGTTCACTCGGTTGTCGTCCGCTTCGCTCCCTCCGACTCGTTCACTTACCAAATTTTTTTGATTTGGTGTCAATAAGCACTAATATATCAAGGGTTTTAGTGCTTATTGTCTGACGCGCTACGCTTGTCTTCATAAAAATAGCCATGCAAGTAAACTTGCATAGCCATTTTTCTGTTAGTCAAGTGTTGAAACATCTTGACTTTGGATATCTTCAATATCCTCTTTTTTCAACTTTGCAGTTGATTTTTCTACTTTTTTGCTCTTTAGACGCTCCTCGATTTCAGCAAGTTCTTGACGAGCAGCTATTTCAAGTTCTTGCCTTTCAGCTAAATCAAGTCTGCGAGGATCAATACCGTCGCCGTCTTCTCCTTCCCAGATTGGTTCATTCGAACCTCCTAATGGTAAACCATTAGCAAATCTTTGTAATATTTCTCTAACTGACATAGCTTGGTCAGGTATTGTTAATGAAGGAGCAAAATTTTGCTCATTGTCATTGTATTCTTTTGCGTTAAATATGTTTCTAACTTTCATAAATAATTTGTTTTTCTTTCTAATTCTGCGGCTTTTTGCATTTTTTTAAATGCAAATATGTGCCTTTCAGATAATACTTTTTCTTGTTCAGTAAAATTGGAAAACTCTTTTGATATTTCAATATCTAATTCTTCACTAATTTTACCCATATATGCATTAATTTTAGCTTTTTCGTCTTCATTATAGATTTTATCTTTATAATAACGAGGCATAGCTATCTTTTTACCGTCTTTAATTGGTACATACATACGTTTTTCTAAATCCATTTTATGCCAATTAATCATATTTTTAGTCAAATAATTACTTCCTAGACCTTTTGACATAACACTAAATTCTTTTTTTCTATCATCATTATTATGCATTGGAATTTGTGATTTTTTAGACATATATTTTAACGTATAACCGATACTGGCGTCACTAACATCGCCAATATGATAAGTACCAATAGACTTATTATTAAGAGCCCAAGCACGTTCAATGTTGTTTGGATTAGCATTAAACAAAATGACATGATAATGCGGACGCTTTTTGGTTGAACCATATTCACCAACCGCATAGTATTTAAGTTTTTCATTTTCTAATTTTCTTAATCGTTTAAAAAATTTTTGTAAATCAGATAATTTTAATGTCATATATCCATTTTCCGTAATTGGTACATATTGTGTATCATATGTTAAGGTAAGAAAAAGAGCGGATAAACTCCGCTCTCCTTCCTTAACTAACCTAAACGACCAACCACTTGTGCGGCGTTTTTTACAGGGGGGACATTTTCCACATGGAAAAGGTATATGTTCTCCTTTTATTTGTTCTTTTTTATAAAAAGGAGTAATACACCTACTACTCATAATTAAAACATTGGAGTACCATATTTTGGCATAGGTCTAATAGCCTTAATTTTATTAAGGACATGACAATATAAACTATCTCCTTCAGGGTCTTCTACTGCAAAAATCCTTTTAGTTGGATTACATTCTACAAATGAAGTAGAAAGAGTAGGTTCTGTATCAAATATTCTACCTAAATGCCAATAATCTAAAGTTGTACGAAAATCTCCAGCAACTCTACTTGGCATATATTTATATTCAGCATAACGTGGTACATAACCAAAAGTTTCTTCAGCTGAATTTGTATAAGCAAAAATTTCATTATTAGTAACAGGTTGTTCCCCAATATTAGCAAATGAAGGCCAAAAATAATCTAAGGTATCATTTTTTAAAAATGTTTTTGGAATTCCCTGTTGATATGCAGTTTTAGGCATTACAGACATAATACCAATAATATATCCATGTTCTTCACAATAATATGACCCACTTCTTCCTGATGATACAGACATACCATGTCCAGACATATTTCCCTGAGGTAAACCATCTGTTTGTCCTGTTGTGTTTACAATTTCACTAATTACTACAGGTGATTTAACGCCTGTAATATATTCAGGTCTTTGCAATCTTTTATCGCTACTTCTAACACCAAAATGAGTTAAAATATTTTCTATATATCGAGTACCACCACGAGCATTCTTTTCTAACCATTCCTGTAATCTGAAAGCTCTACGTAAATCATTAATAGTAGTAGGTTCAACATCAGCTTGAATTTCAGGTACATATAAACCATCAGTTAAAGGAGAAGGTACACCACCATTAACATCATATTGACCTGAAACGGCTTGAACATCTGGACTTCCATTAGAATTCTTACCTGCAATTTTTGTCCATGGAACATCAATAGTGCCTAAAGGTATATCAACTGCAGCACCCTTTTGTGCAAATGGTAATGATGCAGTAAAATAATCATGTTCCCATGCTCTTTTTCGTAATACGCATAAATTTGCTCTTCCTGCGCCTTGATCTCCGTCAACTAATTTATAATCTACAGGAGATACTAAATTTTGATCTCTATAATATTCATTATATATGCATTGATATGCCGCAGCTGGTAAAGCATTAATATTTTGTACAATACTTCCACCTGTTGGATTAGGAGGAACACCTAAGTAATCCATAAATTTTTGATATGGTTGCCAACCTGGACTTCCAGAATATGATAAATATGGTGCAACTAAACCACTATTAGCATCTGTAATAAACTTTTCCCAATTTGACCATAAAATTCGATTAGGTACAAAGAAATAATGCATAGTAACGTCCATTCTATGCATTACAGGAGCAATCATTGGTGCAAATCTTATAAGGCTTTCACAACCTAATTCAAATTTGTCTCCTGGTACACACTCTAATGTTAATATAGGAGTAAGATTACCCATATCAGCAGATAATTTCACGTCATGCGTGAGGTCAAAGACATTCTTTTTTGGTCTTTGTAACTTAATGGAATTGAATAAATTTTTTCCCATTGTTTTGTTTTTTGTTTTTAATAAATTAAAATATGGGGGTGACTAACCCCCTTATGTTATAGTCGAATTCCGCCACGTGATACGTAGTATGTGCGGCTTACTTTACGCTTGCCATAACCGCGCTTTCGAGATGAGCGGCGATATGAGTTTCGTCTTCGCATTTTTTTGTTTTTAATTTGTGATTGAAATATTTATATAAAGCTTGTTCAACATACTTTTTAAGTAACTCTTTTTCTGAATTATCAGAAGTATTATACAACTTAATAAGTCGCAATATTTGTTCTTGTGTATATAATCTCATATTAATTTTTTATTGCAGGTCTTCCAGGTTTTCCTTTTGGTGCTAATATAGCTCCTAGTGTAATTACTTTGTCTAACCAAGACATATCGACTTCGTTATCATCTTTATATTTTGAATTATATTCATTACGAATTTTGTTCATAATTTGTTCTTGAGTAAAATCTTCAGTGACAATTCTTTTTCTTGTTAAATCATTAGCAATTTCCATAGACCTCATCATAGCTTTTTGAACGGCTAATTGTTGATTTTTCTCTAATCTTATAAATTGATTAGATGTAGTTATAGCTTCAATTTCTTTTGCTAACATTTTTCTTTTTAAATCGTTAG